GCCCAACAAAACGACACCGTCGATCTGATTGCCTTTCGCCATTACGGCGATAGCTCGATGGTCGAAGCCATTCTTGAAGCGAACCCGGGCTTGGCCCGTTTGGGCATTCATTTGCCCCACGGCACCGCAATCAACCTGCCAGACCGTAAAGTCACACCGTCGCGTGGCGTCAACCTATGGGATTGAAGATGGATAAAACGACGATCACAGCTTACGCGGCATCGGGGTCCGGCTTTCTGGTGGGGCTATCGACAAACGAAAAGCTGGCAATGCTTTCTGCCGTGGTCGCCATTGGCACCTTCATCGTCAACTGGATTTACAAGCACCTGCATTACCGCCTGGCACTGAAGGCCGCGAACCTGAAAGCAGAAAGGAAAACGTGATGGAAAACATTATTGCGACGTCATTTGGCATGAAATTGCTGCTTGCCACCATCGCGTTCATTTGTATGCGCATAGCACTTTGGCTTCAAAACCGCGCTATCGGTTTCGACCTTTCCAACTGGCTGGAGAAAGCAAATGATCAGGCTGTTTCTGATTACTATGGCCGTTTTCATTTGGGCGTCTGCATCATGTTTGGCCTCATCCTTTCCTGACAAATACGACAACGACTTTCGCAGTGCTGCCGGTCGTTTTATGCCCGGTGTGGATTGGCGGCTGCTGAAATCCCAATGTTGGCAGGAATCACGATTTAAAACCGGGGCCATTTCGCCCGTTGGCGCTATGGGCCTTTGCCAATTCATGCCCGGCACATGGAACCAGGTGGCCGGACAATTGGACTTCCCGGCCAATGCCTCTGCCTTCGCCCCTGAACTGTCGATCGAGGCGGCGGCCTACTACATGGGGCGGCTTAGGGCACAATGGTCGGCACCGCGCCCTGAAACCGACCGTCATAGCCTTGCGCTGGCCAGTTACAATGGTGGCCTTGGCAACATTCTGGCAGCCCAGGCCAAATGCCAGGGCGCAAATGGCTATAGCCAGATCATTCATTGCCTGCCGCAAGTCACCGGCGCACACAGTCGCGAAACCATCAACTATGTCGATCACGTCTGGCGCTATTTCAAAATCATGTTGCTGGGGGACTGACCATGCCGGGGCTCGCAATTTTGCGATTAGCTGGTGCAAACTGGAAACTGCTTGCCGGTGTCGCGCTGGCAACCACCATCGGCTTCCTGTGGTTGCGCCTTCAAACAGTCAATGCCCAGCTTGAAGCGAGACAAGCCGATGTACGCGAACTTCAAAACATCAACCGGTCAAACATGGCCGAAATCAGCCGGTACAAAGCGGAAAAACGTCGTAATGACGCGGCACTCATTGCCGAACAGGAACGCCGATACAAAGTCAAATCCCAGCTTGATGAACTGCGCCGGGAAATTGCCACTACACCGCGCAACGGGTGCGTTGGCCCTGCTGTTCACGGGCTTATTGACAGCCTGCGCAACGCCGATGCCGATCACAAAGATCAAGTACGTTAAGCAGAATATCCCCGTTGAACTGACAGCATGCGCCCCCCGGCCACCACTACCGGAACCACCCGTTACCGATGCCAAGGTGGCAAATCTTATCGTCGATCTGATTGAAGCGCACGACGACTGTTACAGCAAAAACCGGCGCATTGGAGAATTACAGGAAGATACACATGAAAAAGCTGACTGACGCCAGAAACTTTCTGCTTAAATCGGGCCTTGGTATCAAGGCAAAAGAGCTTTTGACCTTTGCAGAAAAAGGCACTGTGCGATGCCTGCAGGGCAATAGCGCGACAAACGCAAATTTCCAGATCAACTATGTCGCTCACCTGATCCTGACAGACTTTGCCGGGAACCCCGAAGACCTGTTATTTTTAATGACCAAATGGGTAGACGATAATTGCCCGGATCGCGACCAGGACGCCCTGGAATTTCATGTCGATATCATCAACACCAAAGCCGCAGACGTGTCGATCAAGGTCAATTTGAGTGAAACCACCGTTGTGGTGTCGGAAGACAACGGAACCCGCCTTGATTACCAGCGCGATGCCGATGTACGCGATATCGACATGGGCACCTATTTTCCCGGTCTGACGTAATGGCGCAAAGCGAATTCAATGGCTTTGAAAGGTTTGATGCCTGGATAGAACAGGCCATCGCATCCCTGTCCCCGGCAGGGCGGAAACGCCTGCTGCGCGATATCGCCCGGCAAATCCGCAAGCGCAACCAGCAACGCATCACCAAGCAGCAAGACCCCGATGGAAAACCGTGGGAACCGCGCAAACTCGACAGCGAAGGTAAAATACGCGGCGCGAAAAAAATGATGCTGGGCTTTCGCAAGGCCCGCCGCATGCAAATTAACATTACACCGCAAGGCGCATCGGTCGGCTTTACCGGCAAAACCGCTGCAATCGCGTCTGTTCATCACTTTGGCGCGGTTGATTATGTCGAGGCCGGAAGCCCCCGCATCAAATATCCCGAACGCCCGTTGCTTGGCATTTCAAGCGAAGATATGGCAATGGTGCGCGACCGGCTGATTGACGAGATTGCCAACGGCTTCTAACGGTCTTTGGTTGTTTGTTATGCATTCAACCAGCGCCACCATGACCGCCTTGTGATCGTGTGGTCATCATCGGCGCATGACAGAAAACACCGCCGAAATCCTGCGCATGATCCAGAATTTGATCGCTATCGGAACCATTACCGATGCCGATCACGCGCGCGCCTTGGTCAAGGTGGATGTAAATGGCCGCAAAAGCCAATGGCTCCCGGTGCCCGGTGTGATTGGGCAAAACCATCGCGGTAGCAATCATATGCGCACAGGAACACAGGTCGTTGTCGCATCGCCCAGCGGTGATCCATCAAACGGCGTTATCCTTCAGGTTCTTTATTCAGGCTCTCTCCCCAGCGTATCGACCGACGGTGCGGTCGATATCGTCCAGTGGGAAGATGGCACCATCGTAAAATACGACACCAACAGCAAAACCATGACCCTGAACAGCGCGGGTGATCTCGTGTTAATGGCGGTTGGTGCCATCCGCATCAAGGCTGGCGGGAAACTCTCGCTAGATGCCGAACATATCAGTGCGCTGGAGGATTCCTGATGCCAGCCGTTACACTGAAAGGCCACATGGGATCAGGTCACGGATGTTGGCCGCCGCGCCCGAATGTCGAGGGCGAAAGCCGTTTCACGGTGCGCGGCATCCCGGTTCATTGCCAGGGTCATGCCTGGGGGGCACATACCTGCCCGTCCATCCCGGAAACACACGCCTCTATTCTGGCCGCTGGTGCGCCCCGGTTTACCGTGGCTGGTCGCCAGATTGGCCGCATTGGCGATCCGGTTGCCTGTGGATCAACCGTTTCCCAGGGCGAAGCCCGCTTCACGGTTGGGGGCTAAACCATGACCTATGGCATTAGCAACCTGACCAGCACGGCACTTACGAAACGCAATCATATCGGCCAGTCGGTTCGCGATATTCTGACAACGCCTGTCGGTACCCGCGTGAAACGCCGCGAATATGGATCGCATCTTTCTGACCTGATCGACAGCCCGGGCAACGCCACCGGCACCATGCAAGTTATTGCCGCGACCGCCGACGCAATTGAACGCTGGGAACCCCGCCTTGACCTGCAAAAGGTCTCTGTGTCCGTGGGGTTTGATGGCAAAGCCGAAGTCGCACTTTCCGGCCATATCAGGGATGATGGCGAAGCTGTTACCTATGAAATCAAGGTAGGGGCAACATCATGACCACCCGCTTTGACGCGATTGATCTGGGCGCACTTTCCGCCCCTGATATTGTCAAAACAATCAATTTTGAAACGATCCTGGCCGAGCGCAAGGCACGGGCAAAGGCCCTGTTTGACGCTGCCGGTATTTTGCCAGACTGGGATTCCGAACTGGAATCCGATCCGGTGGTGAAGCTGCTAGAGGAAGCCTCTCTGCGCGAAGTCATTTTGCGCCAGCGCATTAATGACGCCGCCCGTGCCTGCATGATTGCCACGGCAACAAAGGCCGATCTCGATAACATTGGGGCGCGGTATCATGTCGCCCGTCAAGTTATTACCCCCGCCGATAATACGGCGGTGCCGCCAGTGCCTGCCGTCATGGAAAAAGACGAGCCATTCCGCATTCGTATCCTGCTGGCCTTTGAGGCCCTAAGCACCGCTGGCCCTATCGGTGCCTATAAATATCATGCCCTTTCGGCGCATCCTGATGTTTATGACGTCGATATCGCCAGCTCCGAACCGGGCGTTGTTATTGTCACGGTCATGTCAAACAGCAATAACGGCATCCCAACGAATGAAGTCGTTGCCGCCGTGCATGATGCTCTGAACGACGAAGACGTTCGCCCCCTGACCGACAAGGTTTCGGCCAAAGCCGCAACCACCATCAATTATGACGTTCGCGTTTTTCTTCAAGTCTATTCAGGGCCAGACGCCGAAGTCGTGCGCAAGGCATCAGAAACCAGCCTGAACGCCTTTATCAAAGCTCAACGCAAATTAGGCGAACCGGTTACGATCGATGGTTTGCACAAAGCCGCCCGTGTCGATGGCGTCCGCAAGGCCATCATCTATCACGGCGATGGCACCACACCATTTACCGACATTGAACCGGCAAACGATCAATTCGCCTTTTGCATTGGCCTGACCGTCACTGTGCTGGAGGCAGAATGAGCCTTTTGCCCCCAAACGCAACCGACCTTGAACGGGCGCTGGAGAAAACCACCAGCAATATCGACGATATTGATGTGCTGATTGATACGCTGTGGAATCCGTGGACTTGCCCTGCTGCCTTTCTGCCGTGGCTTGCCTGGTCCTTTTCCGTCGATACCTGGGACCCCGCATGGCAAGAAATGGTCAAACGCCAGGTCATTGATGAAAGCTACGAAGTTCACCGGCGCAAGGGTACCCGTGGGGCGGTTAAACGCGCTTTGACCGCTCTAACAGTCTGTCGGGTTTGAGGTTTTATTCCTCTGGATGCGATGGTCTGTATCGTCTCTCAGGCGATCATCTTGCTCAGACGTTTGCAGTTGTATGCCAGTGTCGTCAGTGTCCATTCGGATTTGACGT